CAGATAGTCAAAGACGACTATCAGAAAGCCCTAGCATTGGCCCACCAAATCGCTTTCCCCGCCCGAACGGACGCTGAAATCGAGGCAGACAAAAAGGCCATCATGCTCGCTAAAGGTACTGGAGTACATGTTGCCCCAGGCATAGCGCCCTCAAACCAAAGAGAGCCAGACAGCCAGTTATCCCCAGAACAACAGGGATTCCTAAACGCTGTTAAGGGCTAAAAATTTATTTCCCACAATATCAATCTTATGGTAGGTGCAAAATTATCCCACCCTATGGGTGGCAACAGAGAGCCTTTGCAACACACCATCGGTGCTAACTCAGAAGCATTCACATACGGCGACCTAGTAACTTACGCAAGTGGGTTCCTAGAAGTTGTAGATAGTGCTACTGCGGACCGCATTGACGGTATCTGCAAAGTAAAGAAAACCATGGCATCTGATAACCAGACAGTGCTAAAGTACGAAGTTCCTTACATTCCTCTATCGGTAGACGATGAGTTTGAAATGGAACTAGACGCCGCCGCTACTGTTGCAAATCAGGGCCAGTTCTTCACTATCACCACTGGTGGTACAGGTGCGCAAACCGTTTCCTTCTCTTCTGCTTCCGCTTCTGTTGGTCAAGTTGTTCTAATTAAACTCGACCCACGAGGTGAAGGTTCTACAACAAGAGGACTATTCCGTGTAGCTCTTAATAGAGTTGCTTTCGAACCTGAGACCTAAACTTTTTATTAACCAAATCTATTTTAGATGGCAAATATCAAAACACTTGACGCTCTCGTCACACCGGCTGTCGTAGAAATCCACAATGAAGCTCAGGAGCAACTCTCAAAAGAGATGAAATACAAAGCTCTTGGATTCCCGGACTACGAACCAACCTTTGATAATCCATCATTTAGTGCTATCAGTTCTGTTTCCGAAGCGGTGCTAACGCTCGAACAACAGCCCTATGACGCTGATGATGTTATCCAGGGGTATACTGTCAGTGCAAAACTGCGAAAGTATACAAAATCCATTCCTATTTCTGAGGAAACAGTGCATTGGATTCAAAAAGGAAACAAAGAAAAAGCTCAAGATTTCCGTGATGTAGTAGAGGCTTGCTCTAACTCACTGAATCAAATCGTTGACCAAGAAGTTGCTAAACTCATCTATTTGGCTCACACCACTACATTCCAAACTGGTGGAGACGGTGTAGCGCTCGCCGCTTACAACCACCCTTCCCCAGACCCAAATGTAGCTGTTCAGCGCAATATCTTCCTTACAACGGAAGGTCACTTGCCTGCTTCTGCCGAAGCTCTTAGGAAAGCTCGCGCCAGATTAGATCGTATGTACGACCTACGAGGTGTTCAGCTTACTAAGGCAAAAGACCTTGTTGTCTTTTGTGCTACGGAAGAAGAGGAAACTTGGAAGAAAATCCTTTACTCAGGTACAGGACCAAACACTCCAAATCTAGGTATCAACCCTATGGCCACTCAGTACAGTGGTATCACTCATCAGGTCGTTGACTACCAGCCTGCCGCCTATTCAACTTATTGGGCACTTGTGTCCCGTGAGCGCATGAAACGCATGGTATGTGTTTTGTGGGGCTGGAAGGCTCGCATTAACTCCGAGTCAGAATACCGTTCAGGTACTCTGATTAAGAGCGGTTCAGTTTACTTCCGTCCTTTGTTTAAGGACTGGAAATGGGGCTTCTTCACTAAAGGTGACGGCTCTACTATCTCCAACTAATTTACAAACTTAATTTCATTTTTCTATGGAATACGCAAACAAAATGGGCTTAGGTGTTGGAGGTATGGGTATGGGTAATCCTGCAAAGGTGTTTCTCGTTTATAGCGGGATTACATCTGATGTAAGAGACCTAGCCCGAAGGTTTGGTATTGATGAGGTAGACTCTTCAACTCTGATCTTTGCTTCTATTGAGGAAGCGGTTAATGCCGCCGTAGCCAGTAGAGGGGATATTATCAAAGTAGGAGCTGGTCATACTGAGACTCTATCAAGTGCCACTGCACTAAACCTAGACAAAGCAGGAATAACCATCGTCGGTTGTGGTGCTGGAAACAACAGACCAATAATCACTTTGGACACTGCGACTACTACTACGATTCCAGTTAGCGCCGCAAACATTGAAGTTGAGAACATCATCTTCACTGCTAACTTCGCTGACATCGTGGCTGTATTCACTCTAACCACTGCAAACAATTTCAGAATTGGTGCAAACTGCTCATTCCGAGCAACCGCTACCCTCATGAACTTCTTGTACATCGTTGATACCGACGCTACTACAAGCAACGCAGATGGTCTCACAATCGAGGATTGTGAATGGATTGAACCCGATACGGCAACTCTTTCAATGGTCAAGATGGACGGTGACAACTACCGCGTCGCGATTCGAAGGAACTTTGTCCAAATCGGAGTCAACAACAACAAGGCCGCTCTTATGGCTATTGGTACTGGTAAAAGCGTGTTCAACGCTGACATCAGTGACAATAAGGTCTTCCGTCTTAACACTGATACCGCCACTGGTGCTATCCTTGTTAGCACGGATCAGTCCGACAACTCTGGTATTGTTGCAAGAAATTTCGCGCAACATGCAGACACGGCTTCTGAGCTTCTTGTTACGGCAAGTTCAGGCTTCGGATTCTTTGACAACAAAGCTTCCGGGGTTGCTGGTGCTTCCGGGTACCTTCTACCTGCCGCCGATAGCTAGACTATTCATTCTGCCCCTATTCAGGGGCAGGGCTGAGTAATTTAACCAATATTCTATGCCAGTGAAACACTACACACACGAGATGATTCTCGAAGAACTGAGTCCATACGCTACACGCGGTTGGATTAAAAGATTCATAGCCTGTAAAAACCAAGGCCCAGCCAGTTGGCTAATGATCGTAAGAGACTTCAACATTCAGCATCAGGCCGTTGAATACATCTGCGAGGACATCGTAAGGGCCTTAGAGCCTTCTCCTGAAAGCCAATCCCTAGTCAGGGCCGAAATGGAACAACTCGAAGCCAAAGGTCAATTAGACCTTTCCACTCCTGAAAAGGCCGAAGAGTGGGAGAAGAAGCTCGAAGAAGAGCGACAAATGCAAACAGAATGGAGACAGGCAGACGAGGCGGCCCGCCAGAGACAACGAGAAGCAGACCTAGCTTTCCTTGCCTCAAAGAAAGAAAGAGACGGTCAAGTAATCCCAATGATCAATCAGAACTTCACAGTAAAACCAATCGAATCAAATAACGAGACCGCAGAAGTAAGCCAAGAAGATAAAGGTGGGGAAAGCCCACCGTTGGAATCATCAAGTAAAGAACCTACTCCTGAAAAGCCGAAAGTAGAACACGCTAAGGAGTTAAGCGAGACTGAGAAGGCCCAAGAAGCCTTTGTACCGAAACCACCACCAGAGAAAGAACCTGAATACAAAGAATCCACTATAAAATCAATCAGCACGGTCGGGGAGAAAGGAGAAGTCACACCGGTTTATCAGAAGGAAGAGAAAGTAGAATCAATCAGCGGTCTAAGTGAAGACGCCGTAAAGAGACTTAATGATAACGGAGTCCACACACAAGACCAGTTCGAGACCATGGGCCATGAGAAAGCAAAGCAGATACTCGGAATGCCCATCTACCAAAGCATTAAAGACAAATTAAAATAATTTATTATTTCACATAACGATTATGAACCAAACCAATCAATTAAATGCGGTTGGTACACCGTCTGCACCAGCTACACTAACAACAGATTATGCCGATAATATTTGGGTCACCAGTGCTGCAGAGTTTTCCCGCCTCCACCTGGATTTTGATTACAATCCAAATGTTGCTGATACAGATAATTATATGAGTATTCGGATTCGATATAGTAATGATTTGGGTGTTACTTGGCGTGAGCGGTGTGTTAAGTCAAATTCAACCACTGAAACAAAGGTTTATCAGTCAGTGCCACTTATCTTCCCCGGTTCTAAAACTAGTACAGGAGGGGCGGCCTATTCAGGTACCTTCGATGAGGATGGATTCACAGTTGAGTTGATCGAAATTTCTGTGAAGGAAACAGTGAATAACGCACATGGAACAGCTTATATTGGTGTTACTTTAGCCGATAACCTTTCATCATAATGAAGATTTTTATTCGTTTTTTACTTGGCATTTTTGGGGCAATTGCCCTTCTCAACATATCCACTCTGAATGTTTTCGCTCAGAGTGTTGATGATTTTACTGTTAAGCTTTTCGAAATTGAAGCGGGCCCAGCCTATTTACCCACTGAATCAGCCCCAGACTTGGGTTCCTCTGCTAGGCCAATGGGCGACATTTATGCAGGTACTTTGAATGTGTCAGGGCTTTCGCTTTCAGGTAATTTCGATCTGACAGCTAATGATCTTTTACATGTTGACTCAATTTTTGGCTCTACTGCTATTTTACCTGTGAGAATAGGAGACGCTGCCACTACTTCGCATTCACTTGCTTCGGAAGATGATTTGTTGGTTACGGGAAGATTGGAGGTAGACGGCAGATCAGACTTTGATGGCAATACATGGTTTAACGCAGGTGGCGTGAATCTATCCACCAACATGGATGTCTCGAACGATGTCGCAATCAAAAACGTAAGCAATCAAGGAGGGATATACCCTATCCGTACAGCTCAGACGCCAGATGCATCGGAATTGGTCACGGGTTCACTATCGAACGCATGGCACCTCATGGAATACGCCGACGGAACATTTGACTTCGCTTTTCCTATCCAAACAAACCCGACTTTCGTCTACCACTCAGCCAACCAAAGCACGACCGAATGGGGAAGTTTGGCGCATGACCAGACTAATTTTGTGATAAATACAGGCGCAGGCGGTGTTAGTATTCCTGTTCGCTTTTTACAAACACAAGGCCCAGACATTCCTAGTGCTTCAACTTTATCCGTAGATGGTAGTGGTAATTTATTCCAGAATATTTTCGAGCTTACAGGGACAACTGCAGTAAACCTTATTGATAGCACAGGCTTGACTGAGGGGTCAAAAATTACTTTAATTTGCAATGAGAGCGTTACGATTAATCATGGCACAGCAACAAGTAGCGCAAATATAACTATTTTGCTCGCTGGCTCTGCCAATTTTAGCTGTACAGCAAATGACACTCTGACTCTTATGCTTTCATCTACTACGGCAGGGGGTCAGGCTTGGAGAGAGATCGCAAGAACAGCAATATAATCTAATCCTAAAAATTATGAGTAAAGGAAACGTTTTATACAACGATGATGGTACTGTTAATGGAACCATTGAGGGAACAAATGTTCTTTCAACTGGTGAGGCTGGAGGAACTAAATTTTTAAGAGAGGATGGTGATGGGACTTGCTCTTGGCAGGCGCCTGCTGGGGGTGGAGGGTTAACGGGAACAAGTATTAAAACAATTGGAACAGGTGGTGATTATGCTGATGTATCTGCATTTCTTGCCGCTAATTCATCTCCATATCATGGCGTTTTAGTGTCAAATGTAACTGAGGATTCTGATATCGCAGTAGATGGTAAGTTTACCCTAGATTTAGATAGATACGTTCTTACAATGGGAGCGTTCCAATTTGTTTATGGTGGCGTAGATGCTGATGTAAGTATTATTGGGAGCGGTATTGGGAGCGGCGCAGAGATTGACTGGACTTATACATCTGCAAAAAGGTTATTCGCTTGTTTCAGCGTAAATTCATACATGTATTTTAGCGGTTTGGAATTTGACAATAATTCTACTGCAACTTCATGTTATCTGTTTGATAATGGGAATATGAGAATGAGTAATTGTAAATTCTATATTCCGAATATTAATCAGGGGGGCGTATTAGCGACAAGCGCTAGTGATCTTGCTTATATTGATAATTGTGAGTTTGTAGGAGGCGGAACTTTGGTTGAGCAAGCCATTATTCTTGATGCTGGTAGTCAGATTTCAAATACCGTTTTTTCAGGAACATTTAAGCCCGCCGCCTTGAATGATGAAGTATTACATATCAGAACAGGCGCACAAGCAAATAATATAATGTTTGATGTAGATAGTGACATTGCTGTAAATATAACAAATGATGGTCAAATTAATGGTCTTAGCAGTGACCAAGGTAGAGGTATATACGTTAATATGAAAGGTGCAGCAGGACATTTAAGTAATGCTGATCTAGGAGCACAAAGTTTAAACCTTAGCGCCTCTGATAGTGATTATTGTAGAATTAGCAATGTATATTCGACTGGCGCTTTAATCTTTGGGGACATTGACGCATCTAATAATCAGTTTATTAATTGCCGATTTTCTACGGCTTTGACTCTTTCTAGCGATAGAAATAAGTTTACAAATTGCGACTTTATTGGAGGTGCTTCGGTTTCAAGTGGCGCTGATAACAATGGTTTTGTAAACTGTCAATTTGGAGCTGATGCAGGAGCGGGAGCTTTGACGCTAACTATAGCTTCAGGTTCTAACAATACAAGAGTGGTTGGTTGCATGACTGACGCTGCCATCTCAGATTCAGGAACAAAGTCTACTCTTTCTGCGAACATTGTTTATTAATCAAATAATCATAACTTAATTATGAAACTTAAAATCGTTATTGCCGCTCTGGCATTTGGGTTTGTGACCGCATCAATCACTTACGCATCTTATGAAGCCAAGGATGGCTCCGCTTCAATTCCAACCAGCGTAACAGTTATTGCTAAATAAACTTTATGGAACCAAAAAAACTAGCTACAACACTGGCAATAATTGTGGGGCTTTCAGGGGCCGCTGGGGTAAATACTGATATTGGAAAAAAAACCCTTGCCTGTACTGGTAAACAGGTAAAAATGGAATATCAGGACAATTATTATTGTGCTTCAAGAGTTGAATATTCAAAAGACCTAAGCGACTTTAAAATAAGGCTCACATAAAATAAGCTAGAGGGGGAAGCTGATCTTGGCTTAGGGCAACTCATTGTCAAAAATGACGCAGTGGCCATTGATGAGATTGTGCAAATTTTTGTTAATAAATACGATCTGAACACAAAGGAGTTTGACGGCACTAAGTTTGATTCGGATATAATCGACCAGGCATTTCTTCTTATGGAGATTGCAAACATTAAATGTAGTGAGGGTTGTGTTTTAGTTGGCGATACTATGACAGAAAAAATTTATAATCTAATTTCTTCAAAATGAGCCAAATTAAAAGAAGTTTTGACACAATTACCCTCATCAAAATAGGAAAGGGGGCATTAATATCAGGCACAGGTGCTTTCACTATTGGAGTGCTGATGTCTATTGGATCCGCTGATTTGAAGAGTGTTTGCACTGAGCAATCTGCTTGGATATGTAATCAATTTTTACTTCCCTTTGTAGCCTTCATCGTTCCTGTGCTGACTAATGCAGTAAAGGAATGGATGAAGGGTGAATAATAAAAAAGTATGCCTGAAAACCTTTTAGAAAAAACAAGGAATACTCCGATCGACCAGTGGACGATGATAAACGTGGCCGCAATGCTCAGTGAGATTTATACGAATATGAAAAACATGAAGAAGGAGGCAGAAAGTCAAAAGGAATCCATGCTACTGCACAATGAAAAACATGAAGGCCACATGGCAGACATTCTCAGGGAGATAAAAGACATACCCAGACCACCCTATACAAAAGATGAGTTGAATAAAAAATTTGATTCCAAAGCTTCAATAGAGGTAAAGCAGGATTTTGACAAGGTTAAAAGTTATATGATAATTGGTTTTATTTCTATCTTAGCATTCCTGATCGCCTCTGGACCAATAGCAAGTAAATTCGCTAAATAATGACCAACTTCATCGAAATCAACAGGATGAGGGAAGATGTGGAGGAATTAAAAGATCAGATTGATTGCATGAACCCTAGCGATGAGAGGGCAAGGAAAGTAGATCTAGTGGAAAAAATAAGACGAGACATCATAGTTTTAGAAGCTCAGTTTGTGCGAGGTTCTAAGACCATGAAAATAGAGGAAAGGATTAACAATTTAATGGAACAAATATGAGTTCAATAAAAGATTTTCTAAAAACTAATTACAGTAGCCCTAAGTCAAACTCTTATTAAGTATTTAAGTTAATAGTATGGCAGAAACAGACCTAACCGCAGGGGAACTCGAAATCAAAATCCTTCGTAAGCTCGGAGAAGATACTTCCGGTTCCGAAGCTTTCCCATCAGAGGTTATCTACGATGTTATGAATGAGATATACGAAGAGGTGTTTAACGGTGGCAATAATCAAAAGAACGTTCGAAGCGCTGAGTATGAGTTCTCGCTTATATCCGATGTTACGCTCGATGGTGCCCTCACCGCAGGAGACACCAGTATCGTTCTGAGTGACTCTTCTGAGTTACCGGCTACAGGACGAATCCTTGTAGACAATGAATTTATCGACTACACGGCCAATGACCTAGCTACTACGTTGACTTGTGTAGCTTCCGCGGTGGGACAAGCCCACCTCGACGAAGCGGTTGTAAGACCCTTCTATGCTCTTCCTAGCGGTATCGACAAAGAGAACAGGCAGGCCCTTATCGTTAATGGTATACCTTACGACCCAATCGACATTACCGACATGATGAACTCCGACAAGTCAAACAACCTCAAATACAGCGTGTATGACGGGTTTTTATTGCTCGGACAGAACAAAGATATCTTCGGGGCCATATTCTTCTACACACCAGCCCTGACGCGCGTCACAACAGGCACAGATAAGTTTACCCTTATCCCGAACAACTTCCGTGTACCGCTCATTGCGAACGGCTCAGTAGGCAAGCTGATGATGGAGGATCGTCAACCAGGGTACGAGTTCTATTATCGTCCACCATCACAGAAATACGACAAAGGGGAAGGGCTATTCTACGACAACCGCAAAAAGTTCTACGCAAATTACGGCAGACAGGGAAGTGAAAGGAACAAAAAGAAATCGAAATCAGTATGGGATTAACAATTTTCAATGAGAGAACGGCACCCAAATATAGCAGAAGTGAACTTTACGGAGTTCAGAGGACTGGCAAACTATCTTGCCTCGAATCGCACGAACATAAAATATGCGTATAGTGGTAAGAACTGTTTCTTTGATCAAGGTAAAATCAAATCAAGTCCGGGACATTCTCCTTTTTTAGCGGCACTATCTGGCACGAATGAATACCGCAATCTTTCAAAATACGAACATACGACCGGTGGAGTCACGACTGAGTACCTGATGAGCCTTTATAATAAACAATGGTACAAGGTGGACACGGAGACTGCCACCAGAACAGCCGTAGGACTCAATCAGACCACCGACGAGAGAGTAGCGGCCAAACAGTTCATCAACACGCTTTACACAGTAAGTCCGACCGATGGAGGGTTCAAATTCACCGACCCTGATACTCAGGCGGCCGTCGCCACTATTCCGAAAGGTTCAATGATGGAGTTCGGCTGGGAGAAGATGTGGATTACAGGGGTACAGGGAAACGAAGCCACAGTATACGGCTCACGCACGGCCACAGCCTCAAATCCTACTTATGTTGAGGACTTTGCAGTAGGAGCGCAGACAGAGCTTGTAGGGAAAGGCGGGAAAAATACCGCTATGATCTTCCACGACGACACCATGTTTATCTTCAAAAGAGACTCAGTGTTCACGATTAAACCTGAGATAGCGCCCGACAACAGCGTCACACTTTATCTACCAAAGCCTTTTGCCGTCACAGCGGGGGCCGTGAACAACGACAGTGTAATTGTTGTTGAGAATGATGTATGGTTTTTGACTCCTGAAAATCAGATAAGGACTCTAGGACAAGTGGCGAATTATTCAGGAAGCTCAAGGGCTAATGATATATCTGAAGTTATCAGAGGCATTAAAGACAACCTTGCTACTGACCAGAGCGCCGTAGCGCGCATGCACTACTACGACAACATCGTGACTATCGCACTGGCCGAGAAGGGGTCCAGCATGGCAAATATCGTAATCACTTACAACTTCACTACAAAGGGATTCGGAATAGACCGCTTCCCATCGGTTTCTAATTGGGCCACAGTGAATAGAAAAGTGTTTATGACCACCGTAGCATCAGGGCAACTGTATCAGGACCGCTTCGGGTATTCATTCGGGGAGCAATTTGAGATTCCTTTTCAGGTTGATTTTCCTTTTACGGACTTCGAAAAGCCTTACATGAACTACCGAGCAAGGCGGTTATTCGTCAGGGGTGGGCGGTCAAAGGGTGTTGCGGTCACAGTGCGTCTATACAAAGGGAACTATGAAACGTATTCTGATTATGTGATTCCTGCACCGACGGCGGCCGAAATAGCTGAATCATCTATTACGGCTCCAATCGGAGGAAACATAATCGGCTCTAGTCCTATTGGTGGTTCAGGAGTACGGGCTGATGATAAGCCGAAGATGTACACATTCAACTATCACATTTCAACAAAACAAACCTCAAACATGTTTGCCGTAGGGATGATCGCAGAGTTAAACGGACAGCGTGTTGAAATCGAACAAATAACCCTGGGCCTTTTACCAGGAACTTCTCAAAGATTTAACCAATAAGCCATGGCTTCAAAAATTTTAGTAGAATCATTCTACAATAATACTATCCAGTCAACTATGGATACTTCATCAACAAGTGTTACGGTTGATGTAGCTCCGAATAACGACATTGATTATGTTATTCTCGAAAACGGAGAGTCCAATCAGGAGATGGTGAAATACCAAGCAAAGGCTGGACTTGTTTTAAGTAGCATGCTCAGAGGACTTTCACTTACCGCACTGACTGACACGGAGGTCGCGGGGAACAAAAAGACCCACGCAGTGAACAGTTCGATTCAGATTACCGATGTTCACTATTTATTGAATGATAAGGTGTCTAACGCGGCAGAAGAGACGATTGCAGGACTAAAGACATTCACACTCGCTCCGAAAGCCTCAGCGGCCGCCACGCAGACCACAGAGCTAATGAGGTGGGACGAGACATGCAGATTATCAGACGACCAGACCGTGGCAGGGATAAAAACTTTCACTTCAATTCCAGTCTTACCAGCGTCAAGTCCTACAACTGACAATCAGGCGGCCCGCAAGAAATACATCGACGACCTTATCGCGGCGCTTAGTGTACCGAATATTATTGATTCTCATGCTGTATACACACCAGCCTATCTTACGGGTGGCGGTTCAGCGGAAAGTAATGTAGCAATATGGGATTCAGTATTAGACGGTTCTTTCAGAATCACGATTGATGGAGTTGCCTACAATGTAGATGGGATTGATTTTACAGCCGCTCATGGTGACGGGATAGTGACTGACATGGACGGAGTTGCCGCAAGGATTCAGACCTATATCAGGGCTTTGACCGCTTCTACCGAAACTTGCGTATGGTCCACAGATCACTTCATTATCACTTCCGTCGATACCACAGTAGCCACGGAAGTCTCCGTAACAGACACTTCAACAGGTACGGTAGGCACGGACATATCAGGAGTCGGAACGGTTTACATGGACTCGGAAACAGGACGAGGAACAGCCACCGCAGGGGTTTTGGACCCTACGGCTGACTCAGGGAAGTTAGTAAAAATGGGTTCAGATGGAAATATTGCACAGGAGTTTCTTGTGAATGCTGGACTCTCTGGTATGATTTCAATTTATGCTGGTAGTTCTGCACCTACTGGTTGGTTACTTTGCGATGGAACAACAGGAAAAGACTCAGTAGCAGACCCCACACTTGCCAATCTTTATGCTGTTATCGGAACTACTTATGGTGGTACTGGAGCAGATGATTTTGACTTACCAGATTTGAGAGAGCGTGTGCCTGTTGGATTAAAGGCTGGTGGAACATTTACTCCGCTTGGTGATACCGGTGGTGAAGAAACTCATGTGCTTACTGATGCTGAAATGCCATCACATGACCATCAATCAGTTAATGGGGTTACAACAAATGGTGTTGGTGGTGGTGGTGCGGGTAATGTTGCAGGAGGTGGGGTGACTGCGGGAGAAAAGAGAACCTCTGTTGCTGGTTCTGATACGGCTCACAACAACTTACAGCCTTATATAGTTCTAAACTACATAATCAAGAAATAATGGCAAATCTAGCAAACCTACAAAGCTCAGTAGATAAACAAAAGAAAAATACCACTGGTACTGATTTACTGAACAAGCCGAAAGGAATTACACCCGGGTCAGTAGGAGTACAGGGGGGTCAGACCAATCAGGCTGGAAATGCTTTTGCTTCCGCAACTCCGAAACCAAAAACTACCACACCAATACAAGGCTCTACTCCGTCAAACCTTGGTGCAAATGCCGGTACAGGTGTAATAAATGGAGTACCACAAGACCCAAGTGGAACACCTTTACCACCGCAAGCGCCAGATGTCACACCGCCAGCGATGCCTACTCCTTCTTCCGTGACTGGTGCCAGCGGAGCGGTCAGCTCAGTAGATACTTCATCTTCGATAGCGCAAGCAACGGACGAGCTAACACCCGGAACTGAGGAATACATCGCAGGAAATGACGAATTATTCGACATAGCCAACGATCTGAAAGACGAGAAGATAACCTCACTTGAGGACCTTCACCAAAGGAATATTGACTCGCTTGCAGAGCTTCAGAAAATGCAGGAAGAGATAACGGCCCAAAAGAATGCCTTGGTAACGGCGAGCGCCGAGGTACAGAACCAAGAGATTCAGGCCGCCTACGACGCTAATGCTGAGGCACTGAGGATTGCAAAGGAAAGATTAGACGCTTCACAGAGACAGGTTTTATCAGAAAGGGAGAAGCAATTAGAGAGAAAGAAAATCAATGAGGAAAACATGCTGGCCCTTATTGGGGGGTTCGGGTCGATGGCTGGTAACAAAATGCTGATTGACTCCGTAGAAGAGGGAGAGCAGGCCATGGGGATACTTAAAACTGAATACTCCTTTCAGGACCAAGAACACACGGCCAAGGTCGTGAACCTGAACAATGACTACAAAAACGACAAATTAAAGATAGAACAATGGAAACAGGAGACCATCTTACAGAACTATGAGAATTTACAGGGCTACATCGAGCAAATTACCAGAGACGAAATGATGTCAGACGCAGACAAGGTAAAGGCCATAAACGCCGCTAGGGACCAGTACAACAATACTATTTCTGAATTACACCAGAATGTTATCAATGCCAAGTTTGAGCTTTCTAGAGATATTCTAGACCGCGCGGACAATCTTAGAGCAGAGTTCGAGCAGAAGAAAATCAGAGACAACGAACAGGCCAGACAGGCCATAGAAGACGCAAGGGGAGACCTTACCATGCTTGCTGAGAACTATGCA